CCCCACCGTTGCGTAAGTGGGTGTTTGTAAGGTTTGAAAACCTAGCCAGTCAATTGGCAACATCAATCGAAGACCCTTAGCGACAATTTAGGGTAATGGCGATAGATAGTAGCCAGGAGACATGGTGCTACGACGTCCGTATGGCCGTCCCGGTAGAGTAGCTCTAATTCGAAATCCTCAGGCAGCCGCGCCAGCCACGAAACGTTGAATTCCTCCCACGGAATATCGTTCTCGCGTAAGACACGGTACAAGCTGATTCCCGGTTGCACATCCGGAATCTTGAATTTTGTGTGCAACCACTCCCAGTAGGAGCGGAGTATGCTATTAGCAACTGGATTGTAGTAGAAGCCGACGTACATCGCCGCTGTCCTGATTACCTCCCACTCCACTGTTCCGACATTCGCCTCCGGAATCGACATCAACTCGATAAGGTCGGATAGTGGCCGTGTAGGCCTCACGCCCATCGGCGTCTTCAGGAAATAGTTGGACAAGAAAGACCCGGACGACCCGGGACTGGGATTTGGATCAGTCGTAGCGAGGGACTCAGTAATGTATGATTTCTCGGGGGACACCTCCATTCCCCACTGGGCCACCAAGCGGGACAGCTCCTCAAGCCCCGTCGGTGTACCATAGAAGCACACAATGCTGTCATCTCCGAAGGTCCATATCTTGAAATCGACCTTCCCCCTCAGCTTGAACAAACATATGTGAAGCACCAGCCAGTTTACGTAACTTCCAACCACCGAAGTCCAGGGGTCGCCACTCGCCACGCCCTTGTCCTTTCGGTAGACGGATCCGTCCGGGAGCACTATTTCTGTGTTAACCAGCTGCTCGTACTCCGATGCCCAATACCCGGTCGACCCGGGACACTCAGAGAAGTGAATTCTTATGTGCGCAAAGGCGGCCTCGATCAATCTCGCAGGAACCGTCTGGTCGAACTTTTTGAAGTCAAGGAACATGAAGCCAGTCGCACCCTCGCACCAACTAGCAATCTTTTGGTAGTTCCCAGAAAAAGGTCCCCACCCAAGCAGGACCCCTCCTCTCTCTTTATTGAACTTGTAGAGTAGTCTCATCATCGGCCGAGAACCTAGCTGCCCCATCAAGTGCCGGACGATATCCGGAATCACGATCAACCGTCCCTGCTTCCCAACCTTCGCAGTACGTATGTCGATCCTCTTCCCGCGGCCCGCCACGCCACAAGGCGGGACACGGTATTTCTCCTCCCCCATCTTCATGCGCTCCAGGATGACAGATGCCTCCAACAGGGCTGGAAGTAGCGCATCACGCTTGGTGCGGAATCCCAAGCGCTTGGACCTGACACCCGGTGAGGTACCCGCGGGAACTCTGAAGCTGGAGAGAGCTGATCTGGTCAACCAGTCGTCTACTGGGATGAAGGGTCCCTCTATGTCCAACAGATAATCTAACGCAACGTCAATTTCACTGTCGGAGAAGAGATCTCCTCTGAGCCTATCAATGCCATATCCAAACACATGTTCACGCAAGTCCCCCGGCGTAGGAGGCCGGAACTCTTGGTATCCTACCTCGACGGGATAGGGTACTTCAGACTTATTGATTACATCTGCCTGCCGAACAAACTCCCCGAAATACTCGGAGGGTGAAGTCTCTGGTTGTGAGTACGTGTACGTCAAATCTTGCGATTGGCCCAAATATTGTAGGCCATCTATTACTCTGGGAAAGTCACTTAGCTCATAAGTGAAATCACTGAGGCGCCGAGGTCCGAAACTCAGCTCCCTTCGTGATCGTGGATGACTACGCCTATAACTATCCACCGATTCAGAGTCGTCGATATCTGTACTCTCATCAACCAGGTCCGCAGGCGCAACTAAAAATCCACGTCAAGGGATTGTGAGCCAGCAGCAGATGCTGCGTCGGTTCGGATTCCGACTGGCTTTATCACTCCCATGGCCGCGAGCTCGTCCTCGGCGTCCTGACGGATTGGCTGGTAGTTCTTGTCCAGCGCCTTTAGTTCCTTGTCCCTTCTCGCCAGTAGCCTGTCCATCTCGTAGGCCAGCTGGGTCCTCTTCAGCGACAAGGCCCGCATCTCCTCCTGCAGGGCAACCATCTCCATTTTGTACCTCATGGCTACAATCCCGAATTCTGCGCTCCTGCCCGCCGTGATCGGATTCAGTATTCTCGCCAAGTGCTCCTTGATGCCGGACGCTATCGCCTTCAGACGCCCAAGTACAGCCGGCTTGAGTTTCATGGCAGACTCAAACCCCCCCGGGTCCAGGTCACTGTTTTTAATTGCACAGTAGATACCACGACAGAAGTTGTTCTTCCTCCCCTCCTCTGCCCAGTCCCAGACCAAATGCTCATCGCCGGACAACATCATTCCCGGCACCACCTCACTCAAATTCGGGTTTAAGCTAGTCCCCGAATTAACCGACAACCTAGGAATGTGTTGTAGTAGAAGCCCCATGTTCCAAGTGGTAGTCGAGATGGCACCCGTGGCCTCCTTTCCAGTCGCAGGGTCCAGGGCACGGAACTGGACCTCCGACGGAACTAGCTGAAGGCCGGCCGGATCCGCACCCTCGCTCTCGAACTTCCCCTTAATTGCTACAAGATATGTGGTACCACGCCATCCACTATTTCGCAGCCACCGGACCTTGCCGTCTGGCATCTTCTCCTCTTGCCCCTTATCGCTAGGCGGGAGAACGTACCCACCTCCCTTCAGGATAGGCACGCTGGTCCGGAACACTTGTTGTCCCGAATTCTTGCTCTTTCGGGACTTCTCGAGGACCGGGGGGCTCGCAAATTCGAGTCCCACCCCGGCTGCTTTCACATCATCACGCATCTCTGGGGAGAGAGTGCGCAAGGATTTTGTGGGGGCTCCACCCGACGCCGCCTGAACAGTTGTTACTGCCACCCCACTCCGCCCGAGCTTGTCTTGCTCGGACGGGCTAGAGGACATGGCCACTGCCAGGTCGACGCCGGGCGTCACCCCCTTGTTATGTTTGCAC